TGACACAATCACGCTCAATGGCACTACAACCGGCGGCATAGTTGGCGACTTTGTCGAGCTAATCGACATCGCGGCCAATATGTATTATGTCCGTTGCCTGTTATCTGGCACCGGAACAGAAGCAACCCCTTTTAGTGCCACAGTATCGTAAGGAGATAGAAAATGCCTAATACATACCCAAGAACGCCTCCTGCATCACGCAGGTTTATAACGGCTATCATTGCCGATGTTTCGACTGCCGGACAGATTTATGTATCTCCGGGCTTTCGCGGCAAGATAATCAAAGCATCATCCGCGCTGAATGGCGCGATTACAGGTGCAAACTCAATTCTCACGCTGAAGATTGGTGGCACTGCTGTTACTGGCGGCACCATGACAATCACGCAATCAGGAAGTGCTGCTGGTGACGTGGACGCATGTCTTCCTACGGCTTTGGCGACGTTTGCCACCGACCAGGCAATTGAGATAGAGACAGACGGCGGATCTACCGGCACTATTGCGGTAACGATTACGCTGGAAGTGGAGCCTGTGTAATGAAAACGCTGATGGGGGCCGAGTCTTCAAACGGGGTTATTGAGCGTCACTGGATGCACGAAGACGGCGGCAGGAAATTGCTGACCATTGAGCGCATTCAGGATGTTGAGCCTATTTTGAAGAAGAACCGAAAGGAATTCAACTCGGCGTCCAAAAGCTACGGCAGGAGTGAGATGCAGAAAGTTGCATCCATTCCGGCAGTTATTCTTGAAAACGCCTGCAAGCTGCACTCGATAAAGTTTGCTGAATTGATGGCGTGCAAGACAGAGAAGGCCAAGTCTATATGGAATGAGCTGCTAAACGGCAGGGATTTTACGGCATTCAGAACCAAGCCTGGAGTGGTAAAAGTTCATGGCAATTAGCACTTATGCAGAATTAAAGACTGAAATTGCCGATCACCTTGATCGTGATGACCTTACGACTAAGATTGATACATTTATCGACTTGGCAGAGGCACGGCATCGGCGCGATATTCGTATCAGGGAGATGATTACCCGCGAGGCGATTACTGTTGACGCGAGGTATGAGAGCTTTCCGACAGGATTGCTTGAGGTGATTACGTTTCGCCTTCTGACTGACCCGGTGACAAAACTTTCCTATGTTACCCCGGAGCAGATGGGCGACTACAGGAAAGAGGAAAGCGGCAAACCGGAGCTTTTCACCATTCACGCGCAGTTTGAGTTCAATAAAGTTCCTGACGCATCCTACAGCGGCGAGATTCTATTTCATAAAGCACTAACGGCACTTTCTGATTCAAACACAATAAATTCTCTATTGACCAGGGCGCCTGATGCTTATCTATACGGCGCGCTTGTCGCTTCCGCCCCTTACCTGCTGAATGATGAACGTATCGAAACATGGGCGTCATTGTACAAATCTGCCGTTGACGGGCTTGCCATTGCCCGCAGGCAAGAAAGAAGCTCAGGCGTTCTAGTTTCAAGGGTTCGCGGTTCTACTCCTTAAAGGTGTGAAATGCCTGTAATCAATTTTATTGAATGGACGCCTGATGATGCAGACCTTGGAAGCTCCGGGGCCGTCGTTGTCAAGAATGCCTTGCCTGGCAGGTTAGGTTATAAGCCTTTCAACTCTCTGAGTGTTATCACTAGCGCGCTGGCTACTCGCCCGCTAGGTGCGATTGAGGCTTACGACATTACAAATACCTCGTATCAATACGTCGGCATTGCAGCGGCAATCTATGAGCTTAACGAGCTGTATTTAACTTGGACTGATAAAACAAATACAAGTGGTGCATACGCTACGGGAACGGGCGAGGCGTGGGAGTTTGTTCGATGGGAAAACAAGGTTCTTGGTGTAAATTTTACAGACGATCCTCAGCAAATCACAATGGGAGGCGCCAACTTTACCGACCTTTCGACTGACTACCGGGCGCGGCATATTGCTGTAGTTCGTGATTTCGTGGTGGTCGGTAACACGTATGATTCCACCGACGGAAACCGGCCAAACCGCGTTAGATGGTCTGGGATTGGCGACGAAACGACATGGACGGTATCAGCGTCAACGCTGTCAGACTTCCGCGACCTTCCGACTGGCGGGCCGATTCAAAAGATACTCGGCGGCGAGATTGGCATTATTGTCAGTCAGCGCGGTGTATCGAGAATGTCATTCATCGGCGCCCCTGTTGTGTTTCAGATTGATGAGGTTCTGCCGGAGATTGGCGCCATTTGTCCGGGGTGCGTGACGCAGCTTGGGGACAATGTTTACTTTATTAGTGAGCAGGGATTCGTTGAGCTGACTGGCGGCGGCACTGGCGTCAACTACATTGGTGCAGGAAAAGTGGATCAATTCTTTTTTGATGATCTTGATCTCGAATACATTTCGAGAATGTCGTGCATTGCCGACCCAACCGGAAACCGTATTGTATGGGCTTACCCTGGGGCTGGAAATACTTCAGGCCGACCAAATAAATTGATTATATACGACCGTACATTTTTGAAGTGGACGCTGATTGACGAAGATGTGGAGCTTTTGCTTAGGGCAAAGGGCATTGGGTTTACGTTAGATGAATTGGATTCCATTGGCTACCCTGATATAGATTTGATGACTGTATCTTTAGATTCTCCGCTATTCAAGCAGTCGGCTTCGCAGCTTTCGGCTTTTGATGAGGATTTCAAGTTAGGATTTTTCCGGGGGCTGTACAAGACGGCCACGATTGAGACGCGAGAAAGCGAGATATTCGCGGGGGCAAATGCCCAGGTTAATGCGTTTCGCCCGCTTGTAGACTTGGGTACGGTCACAGCGGAAGTGGGAAGGCGCGACAGATTAACAGATCCGGTGACATATGGAACGTCGATTAGCCAGTCATCTAGCGGCAAGTTCAATACCCGCTCAAATGCCCGGTATCATCGCTTTAGGCTGACAATTTCAGGCAATGAATGGGTGGACGCGCTTGGCGTTCAGATTGACCCGCAGGATGTTCGCAGGAGCAATGGACGTGCCTGACGTAAAATCGAGACCTAATGTCCCGACAAGTATGCTTAATGAAAAGGAGCATCGGAGGCAGCTTGCAGAACAGGCTAATGCCGCTATTCCAGTTCTGAGGGATTTCACTCCGGTATTAAAGTTCGGCGGCGCTACCACTGGGATTACCTATTCTGCGCAGCTAGGACGAACGGTCACTTATGCGGGCGTTGTGCATGAAGCATGGATAGATATCGACCTGACAAGCAAGGGAAGTGCGACGGGTAGCGCAACCGTTACGGGATTGCTAGAAACTAACAATAGCGGCGTTGTGGCGTGCTCTGCTGATATTTCAATGACCAACGCATCGGTAAGCAAGACAGCGATGAAGGCTGAGATTAACAGCGGAAGTGCTGTTATTAATTTGTATCATGCTCACGGCGCGAGCACTGGCGCTGCAACGATTATAGATAATACTGATTTTACAAATACAACTACGCTGCATATTCACATTTCATACAGGGTGGTTTAATGCCTGTATCACTAATAACTCCAGACATAATCCCTAAAATATGGGGAGGGTTTTTAGTGCAGATTGATAAGGCTCTTGCTTTTGGGGTAGGGGATCACTACAGCGCAGACTACTATTACGAAGAAGTTATAAGTGGTAGAATGCAGATGTGGGCCTATCATGATGAAGGACTGATAGCAATCGGGATAATTAGCGTAATTGATTATCCGAAGCACAAAACTGTTTTTATAGAATTGCTTGCTGGCGAAAAGTTAGACGAATGGCTTGGAATTGTAGAGCCATTGCTTCAAGAATACGCATCACAGATAGGGGCAACCACCATTGAGGCATCATGCCGCCCCGGACTCGTTAAGAAACTAACAAAGTGGCGACCAATTGCTACTTTAATGAGGCTGGACAATGGGCGGAAGTAGCAAACCTAGCACAACCACATCGCAAACTCAGAGCCGGGTAGAGATTCCCGAATTTTTGATGCCCTATCTGCAAACTCAGATGAACGCAGGCGGCGGGGCGCTAACCAATCTACAGGGCCAACTGCAAAACGCAGGCGCCGATCAACTGGTAGCAGGGTTTACTCCTGATCAGATTCAAGGTCGTGACATGGCGCGGAGCTTTGTGACAGACCCTAACGGGCAGCTATCCGTTGCAAAGAACGTGCTTGGCGACATTGCGGGGGGGGCGGCAATCCAGCGGTATTCTCCGCAGGTTCTTGATGCGCTTGGGCAGGGGATGGGCGCAAGGTTTGACACGTCCGGGTTACAGAATTTTGCTCAAACTCCGACAAGCATGGGCGATGCAGCACAAAACGCGCTAACCCAAAGCGCTGCTGGCGGATTCATGTATGGCAATCCGGCATTTGATGAAGCGGTGCAGGCTTCTATTCGGGCGGCACGGCCTAGCATTCTTTCCGGGTTCGCTTCGCAAGGCGGGGCAGGAGCGGCAAAGGGCGGGCTTGCTCAAATCGGAATGCAGCAGGCGGCGTCTGACTCATTTGCTCGGCTGTTTGGCGATGAAAGAAACCGACAAATACAAGCAAGCGGGCAGCTCGGGGACTTTAGTCTTGCTGCTCGCAATCTCCAGCAGGACGCAGCTAATCAAAACATACAAGCGCAGTTGCAGCAGCAACAACTACGCAATCAGGCATCGCAGGCGTTTGGCGGCATTCTGAGCGACGAACGGGGCCGACAGCTTAATGCAGCGGGACAGCTTCCCGGCATAGGTCTTCTCGGCGCTGACGTTATGCAGAGTCTTGGACTTAATGAACAACAGCTTAATCAGCTTCGTTTGAACGCTCCTATTAATGCACAGCAAATGCTATTGGCGGCGGCTTCTGGATCGCCTCAGTTTGCGTCTCTGTTCGGTCAGTCAGGGTCTTCTTCCGGGACAGAGCCGATCTACCGGAACAAGGGCGCTGGGGCTTTGGGTGGCGCTCTTGCTGGAGCGCAACTTGGGTCTATTGTTCCCGGCATTGGTACAGGGATTGGGGCTGCTGCTGGCGGCATTCTAGGGCTTTTGGGGTAATCTATGGCCGACTTGAACGCTCAATTACAAGGGCTGCTTTCCAGTCCGATGTTCAACATTGGTACCGGACTCCTTGCGTCTTCTGGCCCTTCTCGTGACCCGATAGGATTCGGGCAGGCATTGGCTGGAGGTATGCAGTTTGCCTCTCAGCGACAAGCCGAGCAAATGAAGCTACAGATGGCGCGCGAGGAAATGGAGGCGGCAAGATCGCAGCGGGAGCTTGAGGCGCAACAGCGACAGGCTATAAAAGAATTCAGCGGGCTATTGTCTCCTGGTCAAACTCCTGGCCCTGTTGTGTCTGCGACTCCTGCGGCTATCAATACGCCTGAAGGCCAGTCTAGGGCAATGGGATTGCTCGGGCAGATTTACCCGGAAGCATTCGCTCAACAAGCGGCAGCGCGTCAATTTGCGGCGCCAGCAGAAGCGCCTAGAGTGTCAACTTCCGTCAATGACTTCGTGATGATGAATCCCGATCTTACTCCCGGCACGCCTGAATTCCGCGAACAATACAAAGAGTTTACTCAACAACAAGACCCGTCTGGCGCATTGACAGATCAGGTTCAGCTTCAGCTTTTGAGCTTGCAGCTTGAGAATGCCCGTACTGAAAGGGCGCAGAATGAAAAAACTCTAGCGCAAGAGATTGCCGCAACGCGCAAAGATGTGAATTCTGATCTGTCAAAGTTGCAGGAAATGGCGCAATTAAATGA